TGGTACCTTATTTACATGGGGTTATAATAATAGTGGTCGATTAGGAGATGGTACGACTACTATTAGATCCAGTCCAGTACAAATAGGATCTAGTTCCTGGACTGCTGTGTCTGCTGGAGCATTTCACACCTTGGCCATTCGTTCTGATGGATATCTATTTACATGGGGACGTAATACTAGTGGCCAATTAGGAGATAATAGCACAACTTCAATAGTAAGTTGGACTGCTCTGGCTGTTGGTGGCTTTCATACAGCAGCTATTCGTTCCGATGGATACCTATTTACATGGGGAAGTAATAATTTTGGCCAATTAGGAAATAATTCAAGTAGTGCTAGTATTAGCCCAATTCAAATAGGATCCAGTTCTTGGACTATTGTGTCCGCTGGGGACTTTCATACAGCTGCTATTAGATCTGGTGGTACCTTATTTACATGGGGAGATAATTCTGGTGGCCGGTTAGGAGATGGTACGACTACTACTAGATCCAGTCCAGTACAAATAGGATCTAGTTCCTGGACTGCTGTAGATGCTGGTGTTACCCATACAGCAGCCATTCGTTCTGATGGTATGTTATTTGCCTGGGGACGTAACGATGTTGGTCAATTAGGAGATGGTACAACTACCAATAGATCTAGTCCAGTTCAAATAGGATCTAGCTCCTGGACTGTAGTAACTGCTGGAGGCACTCATACAGCAGCTATTCGTTCTGATAATTTATTATTTACATGGGGCTTTAATGGCGCTGGGCAATTAGGAACTACTATACTAACAGATTTATTAAGTTGGACCGCTATATCTACTGGAGCGTCCCACACAGCTGCTATTCGTTCCGATGGATACCTATTTACATGGGGAGAAAATTCTTTTGGCCAATTGGGAGATGGCACAATTGTTGATAAATCTAGTCCAGTCCAAATAGGATCCAGTTCATGGGCTGCTGTAGCTGCTGGTAGTCTACATACAGCTGCTATTAGATCTGATGGCTTATTGTTTACATGGGGACGTAATAATGATGGTCAATTAGGAGATAGTACGCTTGTCAATAAATCTAGTCCAGTACAAATAGGATCTAGCTCATGGACTGTAGTAACTGCTGGAGGCACTCATACAGTTGCTATCCGTTCCGGTGGTACTTTATTTACGTGGGGAGAAGGTACTAATGGCCAATTGGGAGATGGCACAATTGTTGATAAATCTAGTCCAGTCCAAATAGGCTCTAGCTCATGGACTGCTGTGGCTGCTGGTGGTACTCATACAGCTGCTATTAGATCTGGTGGCACACTATTTACATGGGGAGGTAATGGTTATGGCCAATTAGGTAGTGGGGCTGTGCCAAGATCCAGTCCAATACAAATAGGATCCAGCTCTTGGACTGCTGTAGCTGCTGGTCGTTATCATACAATAGCCATTCTTTCTGGTGGCACCTTGTTTACATGGGGAAGAAACCAAGAGGGCCAATTGGGAGGCCCCAATCCAAATACAACAAGCTGGACTGCTATATCTGTTGGTGGTACACATACAGCAGCTATCCGTTCTGATGGTTACCTGTTTACATGGGGCCACAATAACGATGGACAATTGGGAGATGGCACAACTACTAATAAATCCAGTCCAGTACAAATAGGATCTAGCTCTTGGACTGCTGTAGCTAGTGGTTTATATAATACAGCCGCTATTCGTTCTGATGGTTACTTATTTACATGGGGAAAAAATAATTATGGCCAAGTAGGAGATGGTACTTCTGGTACCAATAGATCCAGTCCAGTACAAATAGGATCTAGTTCATGGACTGCTGTATCTGCTGGTGGCGCTCACATGGGAGCCATTCGTTCTGGTGGTACATTATTTACATGGGGAGGTAATTCTAGTGGCCAATTAGGAGATGGTACGACTGTTGATAAATCCAGTCCAGTATTATTAAGTACTTCATACTCTAGATTAATTCCACTACAAATTGGATCTAGATCTTGGACTCTTATATCTGCTGGTCAAATTCACACAGCAGCCATTCGTTCAGATGGATTATTGTTTACATGGGGAAATAATAGTAGTGGCCAATTAGGAGATGGTACATCTGGCGCATTGGCCGGTAAATCCAGTCCAGTACAAATAGGATCGAGCTCTTGGACGGCTGTGGATGCCGGGTTTAGTCATACAGCAGCTATTAGATCTGACGGTTTGTTGTTTACATGGGGAAATAATACTTATGGCCGATTAGGTGATGGTACAACTGTTGCCAAATCCAGTCCAGTCCAAATAGGATCCAGCTCATGGACTGCTGTATCTGCTGGAGGTGCACATACAGCTGCTATTCATTCTGATGGCACTTTGTATACATGGGGAAATAATAATAGTGGCCAACTAGGAGATGGTACAACTGTTAATAAATCCAGTCCAGTACAAATAGGATCTACAAGTGCGGTCACATGGACAAATACTTCAATTGCCAATTCTCTTCTCGGCGCAGCATCATTATCTTCATCCACTACTCCAACGTCCGGTAGCAACGATGATGGAGTTTGGACAATAAGTCTGCCGTGGAATTATGTATTTAACGGAACCACCTATACCCAAGCATTTGTTGGTACAAATCAATATTTGACTTTTGGAGGGGGATCTACTGCGTTTGGTTCTTTGTCAGCTAGCAATCCATCATTAAATAAAATAATGTATGCTTCAGGCGATCGTTCTGTACAAAGAATTTATTTTGGTACTGAAGGAACTGCTCCTAATAGAACTTTTAGAATAAGGTCAGAAGGTTCTGCTACCTCAGGCGGAACATTGGGATCTCCAACTCAAGTTTTTGAATTTGTTTTTTATGAAAACAATACCCGACGAGTTGATATACAGATAGGGGGTATGTCAACAGCTGGAACTGGGGTATCTGGAGTTTATACTGCAGCTGGAACATCTTTGGTGGGTTTTACCCCAGCTGCAAATTCTGGATATAATATTTCTAATAGTGGCGGCACGTTAACTGCATCATCATGGACTGCTGTATCTGCTGGTAGTTCTTATATAGCCGCCATTAGATCTGGTGGAACATTATTTACATGGGGAAGTAATGCTTCTGGTCGGTTAGGTGATGGCACAACCACTAATAGATCCAGTCCTGTTCAAATAGGATCTAGCTCATGGACTGCTGTATCTGCTGGGACTTCCCACACAGCAGCTATTAGATCTGGTGGAACATTATTTACATGGGGAAATAATGATTATGGCCGGTTAGGTGATGGAGGATTTGCTAGTGTGTCTAGTCCAGTACAAATAGGATCTAGCTCATGGACAGCTATATCTGCTGGTTATGCTCATACAGCAGCTATTAGATCTGGTGGGACATTATTTACATGGGGGCAAGGCGCTTCAGGCCGATTGGGAGATGGTACAACTACTAATAAATCCAGTCCAGTTCAAATAGGATTTAGCTCATGGGGGGATGTAAGTAGTGGCGGTACACATACAGCAGCCCTATTATCACAATAAGCTTACGTAAATACATTTAAGTTCCAGAATTAAAAAAGCCCCTTTCGGGGCTTTCTTTTTACTCTTCTTCTGCTAACTTCTTAAAGAAGTCCATGTCTTCATCATCATCCATTTCTGGCATCTTTGATGGAGCAGGTTTAGCAGCAGCTGTCTTTGGTTTAGAAGCAGCTTGGGTTGATTCTCCATCCCACGGTGCAGCACTCGATTCCGTTACAGATGAACGAGCAGCTGATATACCACCATCAAGACCTAACGCTTTATTCAAACGAGTTTTTAATTCATCATACGATTTAAACTCTTTTGGTTGAATAAATGTTTGAAGCGAGTGTTCTTGTTTCCAAAGGGATTCAAGTTCCTCATCATCATTCATTAGAGGACTTGCATCCTCAAACTCGGATTTATCGTAGTTACGATATCCTTCTACCTTACGAATCTTTAACTTAAAGTTAGCACCTTCCCAAAGATCGAATGGATTGATCTTCTTCTCATCTTCAAATTCAGGATTCATTGCTAATTCAATTTTATCCCAAATCTTCTTACCATACTTGTAAAGCATTACCTTACCTTCATTTTCAGGATGGGCAGGATCTTTAACAACGTAGATATTAGAGATGAAAGAAAGGCGACGTTTGTACTTACGTACAAGTTCTTTATTGGCTTCAATGCCAGAGTTCCACAATTGAGAATTATATTCTGACACTGGATCTTTCTGACCAAGCGTAGTTAAAGACTTCTCGATGTACCAACCATTAGGACCTTGGAATCCATGATCCCAAATACGTACATATGGTGCACCTTCGTCTCCATCAGCTTCAGGAGTTGGCAAGAAACGAATAACGGCATAGCCATTACCTGCTTTATCAACTTCTGGCTTCCAGAATCGATTGTCTTCTTGTGAACCTTGGGTGGGGGCGTTTAGTTTTTGAACTTCGGTGACTAGCTTGTCAAATTGAGACTTACTATTTTTTCTAAGTGATGCAAATGAGCTCATATTATTTTCTCCGTATAAGCGTTGTATTAAATGTATGTTCGTCGTATCCACTAACTACCATGATATAGAGTATTTATATTACTTTATTACTTGAAATTTGTCAACGACTATTTGTTTTAGTTTAGTTTTGTCAAACTTTAAGAAAGGTTTGTACTTCTTACACGTCTTGTGTATTGTTGGCCATATTACGTCTTCGTCAATATGTTTATTCCAGTGTCTAAAAAAGCCGCACATATCATTCAATATAATTAATGTCTCTAATGATATCTTTTTCTTATTCAATAATTTTAGTAATAGTGGATGGTTATTACTTGATACTGTAAAGTTGTTATTATATTCTTCATCAAGCTCATCTAGCTCTTTCGTGAAGATGTATGTAAGGGATTCTTGTCTACTAAGCCAGCGCTTATAGTTGTCCTCAGCCCTCTGTTCGTTTATAAGTTCTCCAACCCAAACGTTTGCACTATCTTCAATGATGTTGGCTAAGACATACTTTTCAGGATCTTTATGCTTAGCCAACTTAATGAAGAAATACTTGTCAGGTCTCATTTCAAATGATTTACCATTTGCTCTTGTCTTTCCGCCATAGCGGAAGTAGTCGTATGTGTCTGAATTAAAATGATTCTTCAAGGCGACATACAACTTGTATGCCTCATAACCAGTCATAGTTCACTTCATATAGGTAGTTTTGCAGTCTTCGGAAAATACCCAGCGCTTTCAGCATCTACTCTTACTCGCGCTTTAAATTTTGCATTCTTTTTTATTAACTCAGCAGCCGTCTCTACTTCCAAGCCCGTTTGCTGACAATAATATAAAATTGCATCAAGGTATTCCATTCTTTTTTCTTCAGCAATACGCTCAATCGTTTGGATAAAATCCTGCACGTTGATAATTGCATTAATTTCTTGTTCACTCATTATTTAAACACAACAAGAGCTAATAAGAAGGCTTGGATAAAAAATCCAATCCCAATTGTAATAATGTGTAGCATGTCTCTTATAATCAATGCTCGAATGAACATCAACAAGAGACCGCCCCATGCAAACATCACAACATCAAGAGAAGGAAGGTTATCCGACATACCAAGGATTAACGATAATATAGAAGGGATTGTTGCGCAATGAATAAACACAACAGCTAACCATCCAATAGCCTCAGATGATAGAAGAGAAAACTTATCTTGTATTACGTTCTTGAAAGTATTGAAATACATCTCAAATTTTTCCATCTGTTTTATCCTTATAAAATATATGTAAGCCTATCTTGCCAATCTTTTCTTTATTCCATTTAGGATTAACGTAGTCCGCATGATAATAAAGTGCTTCCTTTAAGGAAGGAAGTCTAAATCCTTCTAACAATACCTTCTTTGCTACAGCTTCACTTTCTTCCCATAGCTTAGGATGTACGGGTCTTGTTTTGTATGTTGATTCACAAAACCAAGAAAACTGACATACTACTTTATCATAAAATATATTACGTTGTTGTACGACTCCACAAACAGTAGTGGGAAATTTTCCACTATTCATTCTGTTTATTGTTACTTGAGCTACAGCGACCTTACCTTCAAATGGTTCTGATGCTGCTTCCCAATAAATGTTCTGCGCTAGGCATTGTATTTGCTGTTCTCTTTCCTTGACGGATATGTGAGCTGGCAAGGCTGTTGTTTTAACGTAATCGCTAGTTCTAATACTAACTGCAGTGTTTATCAAAAGGCCTACAACAAGTAAACCTACCAAAAAGAAAACTCCTCTGAACATTAGTTCGAAGTTTTTAAGTTTAGGCACGGAAAGTGTCCTATTCATAATACCTCCTTTATTTGTTACAGCTCTATGCATTATACCATAAGACGGCATAAATGTCTACTAGCATTTTATTGCATTAGTATGCGGCGCAAGTTGTACTTTTTGGTTTTTGTGTTTAGTACGCTAGTACGCTAGAGCTTTATGGGTTAGTTCTGCTTTAGGGAAACCAAAAAATCTGGCTTTCCAATCGTTCTGTGCAAATCCGATTTAAGAAGACCAATGGTCCTTCTTTGCTTCAATCGCTTTGCTGCGTCCTTCCAATATGTGGCAAGGACAAACTTCTCGATGTTTTCCTTATAGGCAGTACACTCCTCTAAAGTAAGAAATCTGACTTGAAGACAGAAATCAACGCCCCATTTTTGCTTACATTGAATAAGATACGTTAGCTTGGGGAGTTTGGGTTGAAAAAGCAGAAGCTGTCTGTATGCATCTTCTGTATAGTTGTATCTGTGGTGGTAGGAGTATTTATATCGTACAACTCCTACATTGCTATTGCTGTGCGGCTTTACCCTCATCCATTTTTTGAATATTTTCAAATTCATCTGAGAATAACGTCAGGGCTTTCCGTAAGCTTTCAATCTCTTTCATTGATTCTACAAGAACGGCCCTTGTAGTCTTTGGAATCTCTTCTACAATCAATGTATTTTGTATTTGATCAATTACATCAACGTATTCGGCTAATAATTCTTTACTCATAATCTATCCTTATTCTGTAGGTGCTAATAATTCCCCATCAGCAGTCGCTTGCGTCTTTGTTTTATCGCATGCAAAGCATCTAATACGGCTTGGCGTGTAGGTAAGAGCTGCATTCTTTGCACTGCATGTGTGAGCCCAGTAGCCTGTGTCTAATGTTTCTTGTGGTATTAATGACATACAATCCCTTTATAAAGAGGTGGGTATTCTGTTACGAGGAACCCACCAAACCCTAAGCAGCGTTTAGGCTGCTAATGCGAACTTTTCGTCGTTTGCGTTTACGTTTTTGCTTCTACGACCGGGTATCCCCAATCCTAACGGGTTTCACATTCCCGTGTTGCCGTCTTCTCTAGCTCGTCCCGTCGAAACCTTGTCATCCCCATCATAAAAAAACTAATGCAAGTATAATTGCTACTGCAGGTACGCAAAAAAGTATTAGTTGTCGTTTTTCTTCTTTGTGTGTCATAGTTTCTTTATGGTGGAGATGGAGGGAATCGAACCCTCGTCCGCAACGCCTTCGATCTGAAGGATATACAACAATTGCTTAATCCTACTACAACTTTATTTATCTAAAATAGAGCATCCTCAAAAGACGAAAGATTGATTATTTCTTTCTTTGGTCTTGGTAAGATAGTTAGTTGTAGCGTCGGATCTTCTCCCATAAAACGCTTTGCTTCATCTAAAGTAAAGAACCGCCTAAGCGGTCCTTCACTGTCTGATACAATAAATCTACAGCGAGCCATCAACCATTCTTTGGTCTTTGGCTCTTTCAATTACGCTGCCTCTGCAAACTCTACAGCAGTCTCAAGAGCTTTAATCTTGAGGTTCTTGTTTGCACCAAACCATGCTGATTGTAAACGTGTATCTTGTGAGCGACCAATCTCATGGTCAGTTAGATACGTTACAGCATTAAATGCCTGCCACCAAGATCCTTCTGCAAAGTTATAACCAGGTTGTGTATGGACAACTTCCAATGCACGAGTAGCGCTCTTAGACAACTCTTTACGCTGCGGACCCTTTTCCTTATCATATGCAATAACAGGGAATACGCGGTTAAAGTATTGCTTGATAGTCTCTTCCTTATACTTACGTGAACCGAGGAATGCAGCCATCTCTTTATACTTAGCCAGCTTCTCCGTAGCAATACCAAGAGTCTGCTTTACTTCATTAGCATCAAACGCAGTTCTATGGTTCTTCTTAACTACACGATCAGAGCGCTGGTTAAGAGAGAGCGTAAGAGTATTATTGCATACTACGCGGATTGGTGTAAACCGCACATCAATACACTGTCCAAACTTATGCGGGTTAGTAAACAGCAAGTAGCTATCCACCTGATCACCCTTAAACAAATCAAATGAGTCTTTTACCTTAGCAAGAGCCCATACAATCTGACCATCCTTCAAAGAACCAGCAGTATGCATCTCCATATCACCAGCACGGCAATACTCATCAAAGAACTGGAATGCTTCGCTATTTTGTACTGGATTCCAATCATTAGATACTACACCTAAGATTGAATCATCAGAACTACGTGTTAGCGCAGACCATCCAACATTCACTTGCTTACCGCTAATATTAGCAAAGGCCGGGATTTTTTCTACGGACCAATCTAACCCTGCTTTTTCTAACATCTGCGCAGGACTCAAATCAGCAGGAACCTTAGTACCTAGACCGTGCCATGGAACTTCACCTGCATATGCCATTGTTTCAATCATGTGTGCCATTTTTTACTTCTCCATAATAACGTTTATCAAAGTAGGCGTTTTTCTCACCATGCCCCTATTATCACGTTATTCTCATAAAAAGTCAACGGGTTCTGACAATTACTTTACATCCACTAAATCGCGGTGTATACCCCTAGCCATAGCAATAATAAGGTCAAGGTCCGCTGCAGTTAATTCGCCGGTTTTTTTCTGTTTCTCTGCCTCAATTAAGCACTCCTTCAACATCTTTGGCCTACTACGTAGTACATGGACACTCGCAATAAAGAGGTCTCGCGTTCTGCTCATTTTACTATTCCAAAAAAGTAAAGCAACAATGCAATTCCAATAATCACACCCTGAAACTTAAGAAACGCTAAAAAGTCAAGAACCGTACCGCCCTTTTCACATTCCTCCTTTAGCTTTCTGTTTTCTTCAGTAAGCCGCAATATCTCTTCTTCCAACTCCTCTACAATCTTATCCATTACAAATTATCCTTAATATGATCAATAATCAGTTTTGCTTCGATCATTTCACTATTTGCTACTCTATCCTCTACGCAATCTAGTAGAGCACTATACATTACACCATGTAACTCTATTAGCTCTCTTTCTGTTAGCTTTGATAGTAGTTTATCGCTTTTCCAAAGAGGAAGCGGTATTCCTTTGTATGCTGTATTACTATCCATTATCCCTTAACTTCTCTTCGTTATAGAGTCCTAGCTCTTTAGCATCTCTTGCTAGCTCATCTAATAGAATCTGTCCTGCAGTCATTTGATAGAACCGACGTAGATCATCTTGATTCCCTATAATAGAGTGAAACTTATGTAACGGGTCGTAATGGCAAACAAATCCAGCCTTCCTAGCAATCTCTACTAAGTTATCTGTAGTACAGTCGTTCTTATACGCCTCCCACGGATCTACTGCAGCTTCTCTGTCTTCTGTTGTGAAAGTAGTCATACACTTCTCCTTTTCTTTCCTACTATACAGGAAACGCAATCTATAGTCAACTCCCCCGCAGAAAATTTCAGACCGCCAATTTCTATGGATTTTTTCTGCGAAAAAATTTTACAACGTCGTTTTGTTTAGAACGCGTTTCAATAAAATGCAAAATAGAGGGGAATCTGGAGCGACTGATATAAGGTACGGGCAAGGTTTTGGATCCGGAATAAAAAATACCCCCCCCTGCCTAGTCTAGCGCCTTAGCAATGATCCAAGCAACTAGGAATCCTGCAGCGATTATCAGGATCCCTTCCCAGAACCAGATCCACTCAGACACCTAAGCCAAGCCCCGCTAGAATAAAGTCTTGAGCTTTCTTTAGCTTAGTACCTTTAGACTTCGTATCGTAGATAGCATTGATGATAGAGTCCTTCATTGGCTGCTTACCACCGCCTGCCTGTACTACTGATACGCATAATGCCTCGAACATTAGATCGTCCATGGTAGTATACGCGTCATATAGACGCTTAAGAGTATCCTCTCCTAAAGTGTCGTTCTTTAGACGGGGTCTACTAGATGCCTGTGTATTAAACATGCTTACATTCTCCTCTGAATTTAAATCCTGGACATGTGCACTTATTGTCCTTAACATAATATACGGCGCCTTTTGAGCCTTCGACTTTACGCCCTTGATCTTCTTCCGCGATTCTATGAAGCACCGTAAATTGACGGCCCCTAGTATCAAAGCCAATTGGCTTTTTCATCATCTCAATATGAGAAGACCCGTGTTTTGCATATCCGTGCATTTTAGACTTGTCGTCTGATAGTAGATAGCAGTGGTTTGGAATCGCTTCTTTCCACAACGTTGTTTCAGCAACTAATATCATTGTCCGAACACCTCTTTAGAAAGAATGTTCTCTTCTACTAATTTATGGCATGCATTTAGAGTCATCTGCATTACTAGGTAGAGCTGAGCTTTTTGCTCTGCAGGAAATACTTCGATCTGATCAGAGATCTGCTCTAATGTAGGAGTTGCAAAGAAGCCTGAACGTGGAATTGGGTTTTGAACTATATCGTACATAATTTTCCTTTAATTAAATAATAACGGTACTGCTGTGAAGAAGAACATGCTAGCAAATAAGAATGGTAGTGCATGCCAGATGAATATTAGCAGTGCAATATAAAATACGTATTTCATGAGTAATCCTTTTTATCACCGCACTGCTCATTCCAATCGTAGCCAGCATAATAATCAGCTACTTGTTCCATTGTCATTTCAGCATGCTCAATTAAACGACTTTGATATGAGCCACCTTCGTAGCAATGAGGCATGCTAGGACGGCCATAATACGAGTCAGCAGCTCCGCGATCAAACGGACCACCATGACGTGTATCATACTTGTCACGATCTCTATACGTCATCTTCATACGGCCTCCACTAAGTCACTATAATCAATCGTTGGTTCTTTGAACTGAATAGAACCATCATACTCTAACTGACTCTTCTCAAACCAGCTAAGGTAATCATCAGACTCTAAACCGTAGCCAATGATTGTAACACGGAAGTGATCGTTGTTCTCTTCAATCTCAGAACGTACGATCTCTGCGATCTCATCAGGATCACAGTCAGTAGGAACACCAAGGATCTTATACTCAGATCCACCCTTCATCTTCCAGTACTGAGGGCACTCACCTTCACCGTCCCAGTCATGAGCACCGTAGTTTTCTTGCAATTGTGTTGTAATAACTAGCATCATAATTTTCTTCCCTTTTTTCACTTTATGAATCTATTATCCGGGTTTATCAATAAAAGGTCAACACAGCAAAACGCCTGGTAGAACGTGGGGTTTACAAAAAAAGACCCCCGCAGAATAGCGGGGGCGGGAAGGCCTTTTGCAAGGCAGGGAAATTAGTGCGTGTTTCTTTGGCATAGTTGAGTCACGCAAACAGTCAGATGCTGTTTTGGCATTTAAAGTCTGCCACGGATATTCCTCCATTAGACTATTTGGAAGTACCCTAATAATCCCGCTTGATTACGTGCAATGCAGGCAGAACTAAGACACTTTCAAATGGGGCCTTTCGCGACTCTCCCGAGTGGCTAGGGCATTGCGGTCGGCGAACCCGCTATACAGCCGTTGGTGTAAACTCAGCAATCAGCTGTCCAAAGTGATACGTGCTAACCTTCGTTACGAATGGTTGCATACGAGCTTCCACGATCTCTACTACCGTCTGACGCTGAGTGGTATCATTTATATGGATTATTCTTGGAGCAGACGCTGTTGCTTGAATCATTGCTACTCTGAACGGATCTAAAAATTCTTCTATCATATCATTTCTCCCTCTATAAACCATTATCTCTTTATTGCGTAATTAAGTCAACGATCATAAGTTCACGTTCCCGATCAGCAACCTCTTGCAACTCTAGATTGATGTCGGCTACTGGCCTTTTCTCAATCCATTCCTGATGCAGGAGCTCTTCCTGATGAGCTAACGCTTGCAAATCGTCTTCCATTACCTACCCATCGCTTCGTATATGCGCTCTACTGCATCGTACGATTTACCACCAATATGCCAGTCGTACTCATGAAAAGGCGTTTCAGGTTCTTTCCAATCATATATCGTAGCAACCGTGCCGTCTTCAAATTCAAGATCCCATTCGCATGTCACCTTATCGAACAGCTTTTGGTTAGGGCCAATGTCCGGCTCACCAAATACTCGTTGAAGGTCGTCAAAGGAGGCCTTGATTACTCCTCTACGACTCGTTCCATCAACTAAAGCGTCTTTAGTAAATTTCATAACGCCTCCTTAGCGTGAAAGATTAATAACGCGACCTGGATATTCCATAAAGCTTACACGCCATGGAACGTATACGATCGTACCAACTCGTGAATGACGGCCCTTCTGTACTTCACCACCGAACACATCCTTCGTTACAGTGATCTTATAAGCCTGATAACCAAAATCCATCGAGCTAACTACTTCAACAACGCCCTCCACGAAGGAGTCCTCGCGACCAGCCATCGGCTTAAAGTCGTAACCACGAATCACATCACCACGATTTACTTGTAAACTCATTTTATTCCCTTTCTTCATAATATAAACCATCATCGCATATTACGAAAAAAAGGTCAACAGGGGCAAAAAGCCCCTAAAATCATGCGTTTACAGGGCTTTGACGCTCAATAAAGTGGCGGGCATTGTGAAAATACGTCGTAGCACCGGCCTTACTCATCCCTAGATCAGCCATGATCTTCGCAATTGCGTCGTGCTTCTTGTCAATTCCGACGTTTTGCACGATTGTGATCGCGTTTGCCTGCTTAGTGCTGGCCTTAGGACGCTTCATTACTTGCGTAGAAGCTACTTTCATACTTACATTTTGAATCTTCATGCTTTTTTTACTGCCTTTCTTGGGGTTAATAGGAGCCACCTCTGGCTTGTCTACCATCACGGTAGTCTTTTCCTTCTTCGAATCACCAGGGAACCCAGGATACGTTGAAGTAACGTCGCGAGTGTCATCCATTAGCCACTCGTTATAGTGACGCAAGCGCTCAGTATACTCAGCTTGCTTCTTGTCCATGTTAGGTCTAACCACTGTTGGTTTGTCTTTAAATGCCATATTAGTTCACCATCATATATTTTGCCAAGGCCTTCCAGTTACTGTTACCTGAATTGCGAATCTTGGATACGTTAATCAATGTACGCAGACTTATCTCCGATGCAAAGTCTTTGTTCTCTTTAATAATGTCAAGTGCATCCACCTTATACTGCATCGGAACATTAGGCATGAACTCATCGGCCTTCATAATAGTCTCCATACGCTCAATCTTCTGATCAGCAGTCATCGATAAGTCAACGTTCATTGCTCGTGACCTAATAGCCTGACTAATCTTATCTTGAGATAAGTTACTAATGAATACCACTCCACCCTTGAATTCGAAGCTTCGCGGAAGGCCATCATCATTAATACTAGTGTTCCAAGTAATGTATCGTTTGTCATATGAATCCAGTGCTCCTTTTAGTAAATTCAATGCATCCGGATCTTTGAGAATAGAGTCACAATCATCAAACACACAGATTGAGTTCTGATTCTCAAATAAGATCCTATAAAGGCCCTTCGCAGTACTAAAGCCTTTGATGACTCTAAAGCAGCCTCTACTCGGAATTACTTCACCAATAGGCAGCTCAGAGATATCTTTAAGACCAGAAGCTCGCAAGGCCTTCATTACTGTATAAGACTTACCAAGGCCACCCTCACCAGTGATCACACACGATGCAGTCTCACCCTTAGCAACCATCTTTACAAGTTGATCCGTAAACATAAACCGGTCATTGATTGCAAACTCGTCCACGGCCTTCGCCTTAGCTGGAAGCATATCAACCATTCCCTGAATCTTACGTTTCAGATAATCTCGGTTCTTACTACTAGCAACTACTACTCCATCACGTGTAGCAACAAACTGATTGCCATCATAACTAATTTCCATGGTTCCCTTTCTTTAACTTATAGACCAGTATCGCTTATTCTGGAAAAAAGGTCAACACCGTGATTGTTCGTCGTCTTCCTCGTCGTCCTCGCCTTGTATCTCTGCCTCGCGATCTGCGATCTGCTCCGAGATACAAAATAAGTCGTCGATATCGCTTGGAATGGTATCCCTTGCTTCTTCCGCGGTATCAGGGATGTCATAGCACTCCTCATCGCCATTCCAGAAGCTTCCGCAGAATGCCATTCCTGGTTCGTAGTAGTATGCAAGGACTTCAGTATATTTTTCTGTTAGTGCCTCGAACAACTTATTAGGTGGCCCCCACGGACTATCAAACGAGATCGAGATAGTTGTTCCATCACCAGACTCTACATCCCAATCGTTTGCATTACAGTTCCACTTGCAACCATAGTTCTCAAGATTGTATGCATACCAATCATCATCAGCACTGGCTTCGTGCGCATTCTGTACAAAGAGGTCAAAGAAGTCCTGGCCCTTGCATGCTTCCAGCTTTTCGAAAAGCTCAGTGATCTCTTCTTTTGTTCCAGTAATCTGTAAACTATTCGAGCACCAATTAGGCATCAGCCATCTCCTCAAAAGAATCAATGATACAATCAATCACTTCGCGAACACGATCGTCTTCAGCAGAATAAAATACATAATCACCATACTGCTTCACATAATCAGAATCGACGTACTCGAAGCCACCATAATAATCGAGACGCTGACGAGCACTTTCCGGAATGACGATACATTCAAAATTGTAATAAAATTCGCCGATAGCACGCTCATCCAATCCAGTCTTCTTAGGATTGCCTTTCTTGCACTGCTTTGCAATATATCTCTCAACAGTACTATTGATTTCAAAATCTAATTCGCAAATCATAATTTTCCTTTACAGTTTAGCAATAAATGATGCAGGAGAGAATACACGACGAGTAGTGATATTGAAATTCACATCCAAGTCAAACATATCAGCAAGATCTGTAATTTGATCTTTCAATTTCTGTTCCTGATTAGGTCCAGTAAGACTTGCTCTATACATCTTGATTGAGCGAGTTCCAGTCTTATAGAGATTTTGATATACAAGTCGAGCACCGTGACTCTTCATCAATGCTTTGATTGCTTTTCCAGCTTGCAATTTACGTTCAGCTTTATTCATAATAATTTCCTTTCTTCACTATATGACCATCTTCCATTATTTTGGAAAAAAGGTCAACACCGGAAATTCTCGAACGACGTGCGATTTCATTCTCAAGCTTTGATAGGTAAATCTCATCGTTTACAGATTTTGATTGTAATTCACTATAGAGCCTGTATTGCTGAACAAGCGATGTCGAATTGATATCTTCCATGATATAATTCATTAGCTCCACTCCACGTCACATGCTTTTGCATACTTCTTTACATCAAACCGAGGATTCACTTCTTGAAACAATTCCTTTGTGACAAGAAAGGCCATACGACGAGCGAATGCTCCGCCAAACTCTGGCCCAATTGGAATATACGAAATCTTCTTAGCCATCTCTTCAAAATGCTTTCGTGTCATACGAGCTCCTTAGGTGCAAATAGTTTAGCGCCATCTCTCATGAACATCTTCAGTTCACGACGAACTTCGCTTGGATATGATTCCTCATTATCAAGAATGTACTCCAAGGCCTCTATAAGGCCACATCCGCGAAAACTCTTAATGTATTCGCATTCACTCATTAGATTGCCATATACGCTCATACAAACTCCTCATCATTAACGTCAGCAAAGAACTCACGACCAAGCTCACAGAACTTATCAGAGGCCAGAATCAAGATGGCCTTTGTATTAGTTTCATAGTCAGCACGATTCTCACGAATGTCAATCAACAGCTCCAACATCCCAAGGCCGCGGTCAGCGCGTTCCTTCTCTAGTACAGCGATTGCATCAGTAATATTCATTTTTGATCCCTTTCTCATTTAATATACCCCATCTTCGCTTATTTTGAAAAAAAGGTCAACACCCCGGTTCTACCAGGGCCTTCAGCATGTTGACTTATTTTCACAAAAACGGGATACTGTATTTAATGGTTCGAACAGCATACTCTGGGGGTGGACGGCGAGAGCGGACATTAAAAACGTCCAGGTTCTATGTGGTTGACCTTTTTATTAATATTAGGGATACTGGTTTTATATTATGAAAAAAGGGAAAGACATGAAAGTAACACGCGATTCATTAAAGGCCTTAGTTGAGAAGAATCCTGAGCAAGTAGTAGGCCGTGCATTAGTTGCTCTATTTAAAGCAGGTCAAACGGATTCTGAGCGTAGTGGTAATACTGCTGAAGTATTCAACGGAATTGGCTTCTCAGGAGCTGATGCACGTTCAGCATCAATCACTGCGAAGTATTTCATCAAGCACGGTAGATTGCTTGATTGGCAGATTGAGTCATGGATTAAGCCTGCAAAGAACGGCTATCCACGTATCTGTAAGTATGCACGTCAATTAAATGATATAGCAGAAGCTAAGGCCGCATAATAGCAGGGCCTTAGCCGTTGACCTTTTTATCATAAAACGCGATACTAGACTTAATGGTTCGAACAGCATACACTGGGGATGGACGTGGAGAGCGGGCCAAAGAAACGTCGCGCTTTAAAAAAAAGAGTCGGCTTTCCCACTATTACATTATCGCAAATTACAATAATTAAAACAACACCGCAACACCACTGAATATGCAGCTAAAACTCATTTTTGTCCCGCATGAATAGTGGTGTTGTAGGGGTACTTTAAATTAAAATTAAAATCAACTCTTTACTTTTTATCAAAAAATGTATATACTTATAAAGTAATAATTTATTTTAGAAATTTATAAAAAGGGAAAAAAATGAAAAAAGTTATAATTAAAAATAGTATTAATGTTGATGTAATGATTGAGAAAATGAAGAGTGAGATTGAATGTTTAAATAATGGTTATGAATATGATATGATTAAAGATTATATTATTAAGAATGGTAGTGGAATTTATGAATTTGGTTTTGGTTGTAGAGGTGGTTTAGAAGAATTTATTAAGAATGATGAGTATTTAAGTATTGAAGAAGTAAAGAAAACGGATGAGCTAGTAGAGTGGATGAAAGAGTATCCAGACGCAGAAGACGTAATCAACAAGGCTATGCGTAAATGAATGCAAACGACGAATATAAGCTAGCTTCATT